CAAAGTCCATCCACAAAATTTGTGCTTTGGTCAGGTCCAGGGTAAACCCTGATACGCCAGTACCATCAAGTTTGTCGCCGTTCCAATCCGCTTGGTTGATCGCCCGCGCATCGCTGACAGACCCTGTGATGTAAGACCGCAGAACAAACGAGACAGTGCTGTTTGCCTGTTGAAGAAACACGCCGTTCTGGGTTCCAAAGTACCCTACCCGCTGGCGAAGCCCGGTCTTGGCGGTGTTCATGACGAACGTAGCCAAACACAACAACCCCTTACCCGGCTGATACGGCATGCACCTGTAAGTTTGTCTTACAACTTCAGAACCACTGGAAGTGGTGACATCCATCCGCACCGATGATTCGTTGGGCAGGTACGTGGTTGACCCTCCAGTGGCCGTGCTCGTGTCAAACTGATTGTCAATAGCGTAACGGTTTTGAGAGTCAAAGATGGTGTACGGTGCGCTTATACGTACCCGGCCAAAGGCGTCAACATTCGTTCCACCAATGGAGACTGGCACAGCGCTTCCAGTAGTTGCCACGATCTGCTCCAGCAGGTTGTCTAGTTGGTTGAAGTACAGGCGAAGGATGTTGACGAGGTTATCCAAATACCCTTTGTCGTAATCCTGCGTAGGCTTGGGCAGCGGCGGCGCTCGAAAGCGCTTGATGATGGTTGACCAGATAGTCACGATTTACGTCCGTCTGGCTTGAGATCAATTCTGGGCGCACCCAACTGCCACTGCACGCCAATTTGATCAGACGCAGCCTTGATAGACATCTGCCTTCCACGAACACGGATGTTGACTTGGCCTGTGAACTGATCCACCGGAATCGTTGTACTCCTGATGACCGGGTAAGAATTCTCACCCGCCACTGACATATCTGAAGTCACAGACGCAACCGGCGTGATGCCTCGGGTATACCCTGAGCCTGAGTTCTGCAAAGGCAGAAGAGTCAAGTTCATCGTCGGGCTGGTAGCGGTAGACCCCGTAAAATTTACGTCAGGGATAACACGCCACACAAACCCAAAATTGTGCCCGTCGTCAATGTCAAATTCTGACGAAGTGATGTACGCCTCGATGGGAAGCGTTGTGGTTGTTGCGTTGTCATCCACTCCGGTTTCGTGGTTAAGCAAGCGCCGGTTGTAGTCCACGGCCATTGGCACATCGCTGGCAACGCTGGTGTCAATCCAGGCCGTGCGGCCCATCATGCCGTAGTACCACACCTTCTCAACATAGTTGTAGATCACATAACGGTCCACAACAGTAGAGCTTGCAGAACAATAGAACCACCAAATTTCATTGAACTGCTCGTTGGTAGAACTAAATACCTGTTCTGTCTGGTTGGTGTTGAAGTCACTGAACACGTACTGCCGCAGATCGCAGACAAGCGTTTCCACCCGCCCGTCATAGCGGTAGAACTTCCCGTTACCCATCCAATAGGTAACACCGGAAGCAGTGGCCCAGGCTCGGTCACTCACGATTGAAGTGTTGTCAGACAGAAGCTGAGAGCCCCACACCACCGGGGGGCCGAGGTACTGAAGCGAGTACAGAGCGGTGTCAGACCACACCAAGAACTCCTGGCGAACCTGACCGGCAGCTTCAATTCTTGAACCGTGAGACAAGCGCAGACTGCCCGCTTGGTTGGTTACCGCAGGGGTCCAGTTGACGGCACTTTCTTGGTCCGACCAGCGGATGAGCATGGTGTCTTGAGTAGCCGATCCGTAGTCGTTACATCCAAACGCCAGCACAAAACGGGAAGTGTCAGACACCAGAACAAGATGCTGAACTGTCGGAACATCAGATGCACCAGACAAAGAAGACAGCGCCACGCCTCGGGTGGTCAAACCACCCGTCTGATCCCAGTAGTACAGAGGCCCGTCTTTAGGGCCGTAGATCAGGTCTTCACCAAAATTGTCGTGGTTCCAAATGCGGATGCTTGTGGTACTTGTGGCTCCAACCCCCCAGCCGCCACCGCTCCAAGGCCCAGCGCCCCACCCGGAAATGCCCGTTTGGATCTCGTCACCGACATTGATCTGGTACGCGGCAGTTACCGTGCCGCCACCGGGGCCAGCAGTGGATGAAGCATTGGAACTTGCTGTAATGGTGTAGGCGTCTACGGTAGTAACGGTAATTTGGTACTCACCGTTTAGCGTTAATCCACCCACTGCGGTAGCGCCGGAGAACGTCACAAAGTCGCCAGTAACACCACCATGTGCGACATCGGACACTCCTACCGTTGGAGAGCCGTTAGTTGTAGAGAACGGGTTTGTAAGCGTTACGGTATCCCTAATGGGCGTGACATCGTTGTACAAACCACCACCCGCCAGGGCGATGTAGTACTTCAGGTTCGTCCCAAGCCCGACATACCTCGCGCCCCCTAGAGATGACCACGCCCAAAGTGAACGGCAAATACCAAGAAACTGACTGTTTGTAACCTGCTGCCAGCCGCCAATTTTTTCAGGCTGACCTGAGCGGAAACGAATTTTGTCGCACGAGAACCAGCCGCCTTCGGTGCTATACCGCGTTCCTTCGCGGTTCAGTCCCGACTTGAGTTGCAATTTTCTGAGCATGTTTACCCCAGCAACGCACTCTCTGCGGCCCTACGTTTTACGAGCCCCGGCAAGACACGCCCGCCCCCGCGCACCCATAGGGCCAACTGCTCCTTGGCACCTTCCCAATCAAGCGCACGCAGTTTGCGCCGAAGGGTGGATGTCTGGAGTCTACCTGTCCCTAGGTTGTACGTGAAGTCAGCAATAGCGCAAAACGCCCGCCAGTTTCCGTTGGTGAGACTCCACGCAAAAAGCTCCGGACACTGCCGCATCACAGCCGAAGCACAAACCCGGCGCAGTTCGTCCATAAGCCAAGCATCCGCAATCTCTCGCGTAATGGGCGGGTGATCCATCGTTACCTTGGAGCCATCAGGCTTGTAGACCGTTCCCCAACCAATAGTGGGGTAGCCCGCTGGGCAGATATAGGGGTAGATCAGCCCGTCCTTTCCAAGACGGTGCAGCCCCTCAAACTGCTTGCACAGTGCAACGGCTACGTCGAGGTTCACGCAAGACCCCTTTGCTTCAAGGCGCGATCAAGGAACCAGAAATTTATGGTGCCCGCAACCAATGCTGAAAAGTCAGGCGACATGGCGGTCTTGAACACTTCCACTGGCGGCATGCCTTGCAGCCAAGCATTCCACGCAAACCAAATGTGTACGAATGACCAGATGAACAAAATCCAGTAGGTCACCACCGGACGAACTGATGCGCTGAGGGAGGCAACCCAGCCGCCTGCAACTTTGACCATCTCGGTCTGCTGATCCAGTGCCGACTTAAACGCATCCAGCACGCCCGTGTCTACGGCCATCCCATGCTGAGCGCCGATCTCTTGCAGTTTCTGAGCACCGCGCTGAGACTCAAGTTGGCACTGCTGCTCAAACATTTTGAGTTCATGCTGACGCTCGTTCTTGCGGTCAAAGAACTTCAGCATTTCCGGGGCAAGGCGGAACAAGCCCCCAAAGATAGACCCGAGAAGGCCACCGCCAAGGATGTCAAGCATGTTGTTTCCTAGATGTGATCCCCGCTGGGGTCATAGGGGTCGATCAACGGTTCAAACCACGCTGCAAGCCGCTGACGCCAGCCTGAGCCCGTGCGGTTGTGGCGCTTGAGCCTCGCGGTCACGGTTGTCTCTCGGGGGATCTCCAAAAACAGCACGGTCATCAGCGTGACGTTGATCAGCACATCCAGCGCGTAGCCCACCAGCAGCACCGGGTAGCCGAACACCTTGGAGAGGGTGCCGAGCTTGCCCGCGTCACGCACGCGCTTCAAGTTCATGACCGCGAGGTAGAAGATCCACAGCGCGTAGCTGGCCGCGAACACGAGGGCGATAAGGGTGATCACGCTTGCTCCAGTGCGGCCACGCGGGCGCGAAGGTCGGTGATGAGGGCTTGCTGTTCTTGGATTGCTTTGGTCAAAATCGGGATCAGGTTCTGATACGCCACGTTCAGATACTTAGGCCCAGACTGCACCACACCGTCAAGGTAGTCCTTGCCATCCATCGCCTGCTGCAACTCCTGCGCGATGAATCCCGGCTGTACGCTCTGGTCCTTGCTGTACTCGGGCTTGTATTGGAACGTCACCGGGCGCAGTTGGGAGACAACCGAAAGCCCGTCATCAAGCGTCTGGATGTTGTCCTTCAGTCGCTCATCAGAGCCGTTGACGTAAGCACCAGCGCCCCATACTCCAGTGCCGTTGACTTGCAGGTTGTAAGCACCTTGGTCGGCGGTGCTTGCAATATAGACTTCGCCCGCCGCCGTGATTCTGGCGCGTTCGGCGTTGTTGGTGGCAAACACCATCGGATAGTTGCCGGTGTGCCAAAGCACCGCAGCATAAGCAGTTCCAAAGTTTGCCCCGGTGCTAGAGTCGATGCCCTGATAAAACTGTCCGCCCGTGTTCGACTGGTAGTTGCGAGCGGTGTTGGTTCCTGTCGTGGAAAGCGTGCGGATTTCAGCCTGCCCCGACTGCACATCCAGCCGCGCACCCGGCGAACTCGTCCCAATCCCGAGGTTGCCGGAGGAGTCGAGACGCATGCGTTCGGAAGTGGTGACCGCGCTATCAATAGCTACGGTTTGCGCCGCGCCGTTGTACCAAACGTGAATGTCGCCAGCTATGGTGTACGCCCCGCGAAACGCATTGATAGTGGTCGAACTTACAAAAGCCCCAGCACTTGCTGTTGACGGCCAAACCCCGTAACCAATAACCGGACCACCGCTGGAGAATTCGCTTCCAAATGTTGCAATGTTCCCTGATGAGTAATACCCGCCAAGAATCTTGGAACCGTTGGTTGACGTCGAAGTACCGGAAATAACGTAGCCACCAAATACGTCCAGCTTTGCCCCCGGCGAACTCGTCCCGATGCCGAGGTTGCCGGAGGAGTTGAGACGCATCGTTTCAGCGCCGTTGTTGCTCCACGCCAGCGTGTTTGTTGCTGGCAGGTACATCCCGTTACCCGTGGCAGAACCGCCCGTGGGGATCAGCTTGGTGGCCGATGCGGTGCCGGTGGTGGCAAAGTTCGTGCCGTCAAACGTCAGCCCGCTGCCCGTAGCCAAAGCAGACGTTGAAGATGCGTAGACAATCCCGTTGGCGGTAAAGGAAGTCAGGCCCGTGCCCCCCGAAGCCACAGGCAACGCGGAGCCCAGCGTCATGGAAGCAAAGTAGTTCTGTGCCACCACTACGTTCGTGCCGTCGCAACGCAGGGTCATGGATGCACCGTTGGGAACCGAGATCCCCGTGCCAGAAGTTCTGACCGTCTGAGCAAACCCCGTGTTGTTGGTCACGAAGTACAGCTTGCTGACCGAAGGGACAATGACTGCAAACGAAGCACCCGGCGTTCCACCAAGCACGAGGAACATGGCCCGTGACTGATCCGATGCTCCGTTGGCCGTGGTCAGCGTGAAATTTGCCGCCGTCATCGTGATGCTGGAGGTTCCCGCAATAGAAGCGTCTACCAGCGCCGTCAGGCCGTTGTTGACCTCCGTACCCCAGGTTCCAGAGTACTCCCCGGTAGCAGGCTGAACCAGTCGAAGGCTTGTGGTGTATGAAGGCATTTGAACCTCAGTTAACTATCCAGTTTGGATTCTGGACTGTTGGGACTTGAACCCACCCTGGAGCCTGAACGTCTACAACTCCTGTCCAGTTCGGGCTTTGTGTGGTTGCGTTTGCTGTCCATCCTGGCGTTTGAACGTCTACAACTCCTGTCCAGTTCGGAATTTGACCGTTGGGCACCAGCCCCCAGACATTGACGTATCCTACCAGCCCAAGCGCTTGCACGCCAGTGGGAACTATGATAGCGCCGCCCGCAACCGAGACGGTGCCGATAAATCCTTGCGCCTGAACCCCTGTGACCGGAACCGTCAGGACCAGTTCTACCGTAACCGTGCCGATCTGTCCAGTAGCCTGAACGCCCGTGGGCAGAACAATCGCGCCGCCTGTTACGGAAACATCACCTACCTGCCCCGTGGCTTGGGCGCCGGTAACTTGGACCGTGACATCTGCCGTGGCAACAGCCGTTACAGTGCCAATCTGTCCCGTGGCCTGAACGCCCGACAAAATTGTCAGTGCGCCACCTGTAACCAGAACCAACCCAATCTGGCCGGTAGCCTCAACGCCAGTTACAGGTACTGTGATTGAGCCTGTACCTGTATCAACGGTAACAGTGCCTACTTGCCCAGTGGACTGAACACCAGCAACAGAGACAAGCGCCCCGCCCGTCGCGGTGACAGTTCCTACTTGACCAGTAGCCTGAACGCCTGTAAGAAGGACAAGCGCATCACCAGTTACGGTGACGTTTCCTACCTGTCCAGTGGCTTGAACGCCTGTTGCAAGGACGACAACAGAACCTGCCCCCGCAGATTGGAGCAGGGTAAGCAGCATGGATTACTCCAGCGTCTTTAGCTGGTTCAGCGTCAGTTGCGTCTCGGACAACTGCTTATCTGCTTCAACGACACCATAAATGTCGCCACCATCTGCCGCAGATTTGCGCATTGTCTCAAGATACCGGATACGGTTTTCAACCAACAAAATCAGTTCTTGGACTGTCATGGCTTACCTTAAACAGGCACTTCTTCCCAGGTCAGACGGCCAACAGCAGAGAACACCGTCGAAGACGTAGTGTTCAGCAAAGCCAGCACACCGCCAGGAGGCACAATCAGCGTGCCGTCAAAGTCTTCCCGGCCCACATACGACGGCAGCAGTGCAGTCGAGGCAAGCGTGGTGTACGTCAGACCAGCCGGAGAAGGCAGGCTGGCACCCCCCACCACCACAAGGTTGTTGCTCAGGCCCGTCAGCGCCGTAGCGCCAGCGAACACCTTTGCATTGCTACCACTTTGCAGCAGCGTCTTGGAGTTGTACGGGTTGGCTCCAGTCGAGATCGCGCCGTTATTCAGACTCAGCGCCCACACAAACACGCCGGGTCCAGCACCGGAGGTCAGGTTGTTGGCAACCACGTTCAACATTGCTTGCACGATCACAAGGTTGTTGGTGTTGCTGGTGGGGTTCCACACACCCAAAATTGGCGTGGTGGTTGCCGTCAGGGTAATCGTGTTGGCCGACAGCGCCGTCAACGCCGTGTGACCACCGAAATACAGATTGTTTCGGTAGTTGGTTTCGTAGTACTGACCATGCAGTTGTGAAGTGATTAAATCACCCAACTGGCCTGCGCGACCGCTGACGATGGCGTTGTTGCCCGCCGTAGAAGGCTGGCCGACGATGTTTTGCAAGATAGCCATGAGAAGTCCTCTATCAGTATGAGTTGAAACCGATGACGTTCAGAAGCACGTTGGCTCCCGCTGTGCCAGCCGTGTAGTTCAGTGCAGTTGCTGCAGTTCCACGCAATGGGGTCGGAAAGCCCAGTTGAACCGGCAAGGTCATGCTGGCTGGAACACTAAAAGTGATCAACGTGGTTGCACCATCCTGAATAGTCAGTGTAGTTGCAGTTGCGTTGGTGTTTTGGAACGTAATCCCAGTGACGTTTTGCCGAATGCCTCCTGCCTGTGCCCCACGAATTGCCGTCTGGGTGTTGGTGGTAACGGTCGCATTGGCATAGAAGTCTAGATTACCGGGAGCGTTCTCCTTGGTAATCATCTGACCGCTTGCGCTGTACGTTGCGCGAATTGCATCACCGGCTACCACAGTTGATGCAGGAAGCGCCGTCCGCACTACACCACCAGAAATGATGGGATTGGACGTTGCAGCATTGTCTTCAGCGATGTTGCCGCCCACCGCCAACATGCCCGCTACACCGGCAGTGACAGTCGCTGTACCATTAATCTGACCGATGTTTACGCCAGAGTTGGCAGCAATAGAGGGAGATGACGGAGGGAAAAAGGCAGGCGTAGACTTCAATACGCCAATTGCTGCCGGTACACCAGAGGTATAGGCCGTTACCTGAACCCGGAAAAATTTGCCAATACAAGGAAAAACCCACTGGCCTAACGCCGTAGTAGTAGTAATAGGTGCTGCTGCACCCCCTACCGGCCATCCAGCAACCGCCGTCCAAGCAGTAGAGTCGTTGCTTACCTGAAAACTTACAGTGAACGTGCCTGCAACTTGCGTAAATATTTGAACAACAATGCTGTTGTACCCGGTAGTGTCTGCTTGCCAGATCGTACCGATACGGGACAAAGAGCCAATAAGCGTTCTGCCATCAGCAGGAAGAACGTGCCCAAACTCGTTCAGGCCCACACGCCTGACATGCCCACTCTGATCAACTCCTGCTACAGGCACAGATACCTGCGGGTCAAGTTCTGTTAGAACAACTTGCTCAAAGAACGGCGGAGCATCCAGTGCCCGCAGTGAGTAGACGCCTGAAACAGACCCAACAAAGTTTGTAGAAGTCACCGCACGAAAAAACCGAGCGATGACCGGAACCGTAATTACGTCACTTGCAAAGACTTGGCTGACAGGCGAAGTCTCATTGTTTTGAGAAAGCCCCGTGCAGTCAAACCAAGTAGTGCTGTCTTGGCTTGCTTGAAGTCCAATGCTTCCAAGCCAACTACCACCAAGTTGCAGGATTACCGTTCGTTCATTGGCTGTGTCTACAGACGCAAACAGTACCGTGCTTGCAGTGGTTACCGGGCCAAAAGATGTAGTTGCCGAAGGGTCAGACCCCACCACGGGCATCGGGTTGGTAGACGATACATCTACCGCCGTCCCGTCCCCACCAACGCCAATTTTTACGCGCTGGTGCAGCACGCCACCGATGTCGTCGGCAGCAATTACCGCACCAGAGCCTGGGGTATACCCTACGTTGTCAGCCATGACAGTTACGCAATCCGAATGATGGCGTTCGTCGCGTCGTTGACAGGCATCTGGATGGTAAACGTGCCACCAGTAGAGGTCTTGTCCGACCCAAAGTCCAAAACAATCGCCGCCTTGTTGGACTTGCTGGAGTTGTAGATCAACGCCCCTCGGGCCGTGATGGTCGCCGTTGACCATGACGTATCAGAAAAGTCCACAAACGCCGTGGTGCCTGTTAGCGTCACCGTGGCCCCGGTTAGCGTGTTCCCACCAGCGGTATAGCCAGTACCCGTAACTTCGTTAGAAGTCGTGTACACCGTGGTAGAGGCATCCAAATTTGCCGCTGAGGTATACAGCGCAATTTTGAAAACATCCGTATCCATGTCGTGTTCAGCCAGCAAAATTTGCTGTTTGAACGAAGAGCACATTCCTTGGGTAATGGGCATTTCTTACTCCTTAAACCACTTTTGTCCGGACTTGCCCACTTCTGTAGGCATCCATCCTATTTTTCCCATCACCGAGGTTCTTCAGCAGAACCAGCGATTGGGCGTATTCCTTGTCCATCATCTGCACGATGTCTTGCTCTTGCTTCATGAACCGAGCGGCTTCGACCATCACCGCGTTGAACAGCGCGGAGTCAAAGTTGTCACCCAGCCAAGACGTACCCGCAGTCACGATGCTCACCGGGTAGTAGAAGTAGTGCAGTTCTGCCGTCAACCCAGCAGAAGGAGTAGGACCAAGGATGAAGGTCAACTCCGTTAAATTTGACGAATCTGGGCCAAACAGGGCGTAGTACTTCGGAGTTCCGGTTGTGCTGGGATTCGGGAACGCCGAGCGGATGAAGTTCACATCCTTGTTCAGCAGGTACTCGTAGTTCCCCAGAGCATCAATGACCGCAAGGCTAAAAACAGACAAGAAGTCCGTCGGTGCCGAGAGGTACTGATTCCCGTTGGTCAGCGTGCCCGTGACGTTCTTGCGCAGCGCAGGAAGTTGGACAGAGTTGTAGATGCGCTGTTCACTTAGCTGAACCAGATTAGCGAAGTCTGTCGCTGAGAACGTATTCTCAGTGGCATCCTCAACAGCGGTCTTCAACTCGGTGTAGTTCATGTTTTACGCCATCGGCCCACGAGACATGTAGCCCCGCGTAGCTGCACCGGACCCGCGCTGCTTGATGCCCGTGGTCTTTGCCGCAGGAGCAGGGTGCTTGGAGATGTTGCCCAGCACCATGCACAGATCCCGAGGGTTCTCAGCCTCTTGCGGGTATGCCTGCTTGGCAGGAGGAAGTTGCTTAATCTTGCCCATGTTTCACCCCGTCTTCTGGTTCATGGCGCGGGACATGTTTTTGCCCAGGCGCATACGGTCCTCAGTGGTAGGACCGCCCTTCTTAAAGCCATGCGCCTGCTTCGCAGGCTTCTTCGCATGTGCGCGAAGAGCGGCCATTGCCTTGCTGTCTTTCTCTGCCATTTCGGGCTCCTTGTGTTCAGGTCGTGCT